ATGTGTCATCCTGCCACCGGTCCACGACCGTCTAGTCACGCTGTACCGCAGCCGCCCGCGCACCGAATCCTGTCTTTTTGTTCGTCATCCTGAACGAAGTGAAGGATCTCTCGTTTGACCCTTGCCCTGTCGTCCTCAGCCACGCCACCGCGTCTGCCGCAGCTCCCACAAATGCACCCTTCACTCCGCTCATCGTCAACGGTTCGGCGAATGCTTCCTCGTATTCGCTGTCCAGGCTGAACTCGGCAACGGCGTCATCGTCCAGCGTGTCGAACACCTCGCTCAGTTCCGCCAGTCCGTCCGCCACCCATTGATCGATCGTGAACCGCGCGTCCTCCATCCCGTCGTATGCGAAACGCACCAGTGTTTCGTCCACCAGCTCCAGCTCTTCTCGGCGTTCACGTTCGTTCAGCTCCCGCGGTTGTTCCTCATCATCACCCTCGGTGGCCCGCATGTCCGGGTGGCCCGGGGAATCGCTGTGTCTGTTCGTTCCCCGGGTTTCTCCGCCTTTGACGTCATCCTGAACACCGTGAAGGATCTCTCGTTTGACATCGCCGTTATTAAAATTCTCGCCGGTTTCTTTAATAGCGTCACCGCTTATTAAAGTTTTCTTTCCATCGAGCGACCGCACCGCCGCCCGCTCCACGGCATCGATCAGCTTGATCATTTCCTCTGGATCGATCTCACCGCCTGCATTCACCACATCCCGCATTGAGCGCAGCTGGTTGTCCAGTCCTGTGTCGCCCGTACTTTGTCCGCCGTACGGTTGCAGCACAGCTTCACCGCCCACCGCCTCCGGAATCATCCCCAGCTGCAGCACGTACTGCACTGGCACCGGCAGTCCACGGTCGACCAGGTCACGGATCGCCTGCGTTCCCATCACCAGGCTTTGCAACGCTTCCTGCACATCCTGGTTCAACAGGAACACTGGAGGACGTCCTTGCAATCCCCAGTTCGCCCGGTACACCGGACTCACCAGCTGACGTTGTATCCGTGCCTGCACAACCAGACGGTCCAGGTGCTTCGTCGGTGTCATCTGATCCTGCTGCACACCGGCAAGTGCGTACGAACCGCCACCCTTCTCCGCACCGCCTGCCACCAGTGGTGCGATCTGGAATGCTTTCGCGATCTGCTTGTCACAGAGCGAATCCACCACTCGCTCGAAAATATCCACACCCTGCCCGGCAGCTTCCAGCAATTCCAGCTTCCAGCCTGCCGGCACTACATCGCCCGCTCGTGCGTTTGCCGAGTTCACGATGCCCTTGAGCAATTCCAGCCCGTCCTTCCAGTTCGCGCGTTGCTCGCCTTTCTCGTTCGTTGCCACCAGGAACGGCAGCCCGAACCGTTCGGCGTAGATCGCTGCGAATCTCAGCGCTAGTCCCTTCACCCACAGCAGAAACGAGATCCCGTCGATCGCGTTGTTCCCGTACGGATTCTCGTCGAATCCGAATACCAGGTACAGGAAGCGGCTCATCGGATGCTTCGGACCCTTCGACGCGTTGTACTGCCCGACAAACACCGCCCTCTCAGGTCGTCCGAACCTGTCCACCTCGAACTGGTACTGGCTTTGCGGCAACGGGTTCAACGTCACCGGCGCCCACAATGCTCCCCGCGGTCCTGCAACACGTGCCAGCACCTTCTCAGCCAGCGACCACCCGTACAACTGCCCCAGCAGCATGATCCGCAACACACTCAGCAGGTCGTGATGCTCCAGGTTTTCAAGCCATCCCTGGATCAGCCGCGTCCGTGCCTTCTCCTGGATCGTCGCACCGTTCGGTGGATTGATCGACCAACCCCCAGCGAGAATTCCGTCACGTTTCTGCGCCAGCACCTGGCGTACCTGCGGATCCTTCAGCACGTTTTTCGTCACATGCGACCAGCCACGCGACCACACTGCCTCGATCTGCGGATCTCGCAGACGTCCGATGAACGCTCCCACGCCGAGATCCACTTCCGCCTTCGCACCCGGCTTCAGGTCCAGCTCGTCAGCCGCACGTGCAACTCCCAGCTGTGACCAGCCCCGAATCACCGCGTCGTGATGTTCGTCCCGCCACTCGGTCACGTCGTGCTCCCGCTTGACACATCGTCCGCGAACCCGTCCACTTCCTCGTCGTACAGATCCTCACTGCCGGCGCCAGAACCTTCCTTGCTGACCGCCGCGTTCAGCTTCTCCGCCAGTGATTCTCCGAGCAGGTTTCCCAGTGCTTCGTTCAGCGATTCTTTCGCTTCCTGGTCTCCAGCCGTCCGCTTCGTTGCCAGCGCATCCCCCGGGCTCGCATTCAATGCACGGTTCAGATCCGGAATGGCACGTACCAGCGGATGCAGCTCAGTCTCAGTTTCCCAAATCAGGTGCCCGTCCTTGTCCCGCGCCTGGATGGGTTCGTCGTCGTTGTCCTTCTCGATCGCACCCTTGTCGTCACGTTCCCACACCGGAATCGGACCCTTGCCCGGAATCATCACCATCTTCTCCTGCGTCACACCGTCACGCATCAGTTGCGCCTGCATGTTGCGCAGGATCACCGTGTTCGTCGCACCGAGCATCTGCGTCAGCTCTGCGTGACCTTCCGGCGTCTTCAGCATGTCCGCCGCTTCCCCGGTCAGCATGATCATGTGTGCGCAACGGCTGAACTCTTTCGCCTTGCACAGCTCATCGAATGGACACCCGCTGCAGAAGTTGTACTGTCCGTGAGTCGCCGGCAGCTCAGTGACGTTCCGCAGGTACTGCCCTGTCTTGACTGCGTTGTAACGGCTGCGCTGAAAACTGGCTGCCGTCTTGTTTTTCTGCGCTTTCGCTAGGCGTTTCTTGCCCGCCACCGTCTTCGCGCCCGTTGCTCGCTGACGTCCCTTGAGTGTTCCGATGTACTGCCGTACGTCCGCTGAGAACGTCATCGGCGTATCGCACCCCTCGGACGGGCATTCGTGATGGAAGTCTGGACGTTCGTCCGGTTCGCCGGGCTCGTACACCACCAGTGCGTCGTCGCCCAGCTCCTCCGGATCGACTGGCAGCTGCTCAGGCGTACCGCGCACAACCACCGTGAAGCACGGATCCTTGCATATCCATCCCGGAATCGGACTGCTCTTCGCCATCAGCCGTTCGCCCCGTCGTCATCCTGAACGCAGTGAAGGATCTCTCGTTTGACGTTCACGCCACCGCCTCCAGCGCCAGTCCATCCTGCACACCCACACGCTTGTAATGCTTGATCCGCGCGTTCGATATCGTCACATATTCCTCGCTCAAGTCGAATCCCAGCCCGCGGAATCCCTCTTGCCATGCTGCGATCAACGTTGACCCACTGCCCGCGAACGGGTCCAGCACAACGCCGTCCGGAGGTGTCACCAGCCGCACCAGCCACCGCATCAAGTCAATTGGTTTTACCGTCGGATGAACATTCCTGCGCCCTGTTGGAATCTTCCCGTCCAGACTGCCATCCTGTCGGAACTCGTAGCTGCCGCCATTGTGTTCCGGCATCCCGTTCAGTCCTGCTTCACGTTCTGCTTTTGACGCCTTCGCGCAATAGAAAAACCGCGCAGCCGAACCTCCATCGTCAGCGTGTCCACGGATACCCTTCGAACAGTTAAAACTCGTTACCACACCTGCGCCGTCGCCACGCTCTGATCTTTTTGTTGCGGGTTCAGTATCCGGAAACGACCTCACAGCTTCATCGCTCCCGTCGTGCACCACGTTCGCCGGCCACCGACCTTCGCCGGTTTCCTCGATATGCCCGTTTGGACCGCAGTCCAATCCGTCACCGTAGCAGTTCTTTGATTTGTTCTGTCCGTCGCTCACGGTTCTGGTGCCGCCATCTGTCCCAATCCTGCACCCGTCGATGTTCAACGCGCCGGTGCCGTGTTCGAGCACATTGGCTGCCACCGGTCCTGTGAACGGCTTCCGCGCCACCGTCACCGGCTCCATCGCTGGTTTCAGCGCCGTACCCCACCCCTCCCACTTCTGAGCCCCCGCTGTTGCTGGCGCAGTGATGGTGATCTCGCGCTTTTCTGATCGCTCAAGTCCCTGCGCCGCGATCGAAACGGGTCGCTGTCCAGCGTTCGGAACCGTCTTCACTCCTACGGCTTCACGTTGAAACCACGCTTCGCCGGGCTGTCCCTTCATCCCATTCAAGTCGATAATCAATTCGCGGATTTCCTCCGGCACATCGGGATCTCCGAGTACTTCTAGCAGCTTCGGGATCTGGTCCAGTGTTGGCACTCGTGGTTGGCTGTTCGTGCTTGTCCAGTGTCTCGCCATGCCAACAAAACCGAACGCTTCGTCGATGTCTGCGTTTTTGATCCCTGCGGAATCCCTTGCGGATCGAATCCACGCTGTCACCTGCAGCACCTGGTCGCGATCGTGACGCTGCCTGTCGATCGCTTTGCTCACATCCAGGCTCTTCGGAAACCCGCTTCCGTACAGCCACGCGATCAGGTCACGGATCTCAAATCCGGCGTCCTCGATGTTTACTGCCATCCTGTGCTGCGTCCTGGTGCCCGCGAATGCCAGCAGCCATCCGCCAGGCTTCAGCACTCGCAATGTTTCACGCCAGACCTCCACCTGCGGCACATCGTAATCCCAGCCCTTGTTCATGAACGACAGCCCGTACGGTGGATCTGTCACCACCGCATCCACACATCCGTCAGGCAACTCCCGCATCAGTTCGATGCAGTCACCCTGGACAACCGTGTCCAGCTCGTACGGTCCGATATGTGTGTCCTTTTCGCTAATCTCACGCAAGGGCATGAGTCCTCTCCATCCATTCGCAGAGACGCCCGCCCTCGGTTTGAGTGAGAGCGTCGGTTGTCGAAACTAGAACGAGCGCCATATTGAAGTCGTTGTA